GCTTCTGACAACCCGGACATTGTCAAGAAAATAGATATGTTCTTACAAAGCAAGATACATCAGAAGGACATAGCTAAATTGCTGAAGATCAGCCAGTACACCGTCTCTAAAATAAAGAAGCGGCACAACCTACCAACAGAGAGGTTCGAGTAATGGATAATTTAAAATCAATAGATAGAAAAATAAAAAAGCAAAAGAAGGTTGTTCGACTTCAGGCGGAGATGAACAGAGATAAACTTCAATATGGGCAGGGTGAAAGTCATGAACTGGCTAGACTAGAAGCTGAAAGAGAACTGATCATAAGTGGTGTTGACTGGGTTTATGATGAACCGGGTACAGTACTTATAAATAAAAAGTATATTTACGCTTTGAGGTCTGGGAGATGGAGAGTGAAGGGCAAAAACAAATGGTATTGGAGCAAAAACCTGACACACTTTATAAAAAATTATGTGACCTGAAAGCGTGATGAATAAAGAAAACGCGAAGCTGCAAAGCAAGATAGCTATTCAGCGCACTGAGATTGCAAGGTTAACCCAGAAGTTAGAGAGGTTAACTAAAGAAAAAGCTGAGTTACTACGGGATATAAAGTGGATGAGAGGAGAACGTAATGAGTAAAGATGACATGGAAAAGATTTTGGATGAGGCATTCCGAAAAGTGTTTGGAGGTAATCGGTGATGGAGTTTTTTACTGCACTGCTAATCTATTATCCGCTTCAGGATATGGATATGCGAGGTGAAATTTGGTTTGAGAACTACGCTAAATGTGAGCAGGTTCTTAGGTCTGATGCGCTGCTTGTTATCTACGACAACCCAAAAGATGTTCACATGAACTGCACTCAATCAGATCAAGCGAGTTCGTCCATACGCCCAAGGGCAAGACCGGAGGGTTTGAGTGATGGGTGATGAGGCACTAAACCTACAGCAAAAGGCAGAACTTACCTTCCTCAGAAACGAGGTGAACAAACGAGAGTTCGAGGCCAACCTAGTTGTCCCGCACCCTAACGTAAAACAAGACCTGCAACGTGCCAGAAATGAGTTGCGTGAATACACAAGCAAACTCAGGATGCAGGGCATAAACATATAAGGAGTAAAACCATGACTAAGAAGAAAAAAGAGGAATTCGATCCAGTTAAAGAGGCACTTAAAATGTTTGAACCTCAGCAACATGTATCGCGTTCAGAAATCTTGGATACCGCCAAGCAGTACGTCACTAAAGATCGTGAGAATGAACACGGTGACATGGAAGATAACTTTTTGGCTATCGCTGGTTACTGGAATTCACACCTTGGTATCTATCATATCGGGCCACAAGATGTTGCCGTGATGATGGCCCTGTTAAAAATTGCGCGGATCGCGCAAAACGAGGAGAACCTTGATAACTGGGTTGATGCTTGTGGTTATTTAAGTTGTGGCGGAGAAATTATCGCTAGGAAAAAAAAACGGAGTGAAGAACATGGAAGTGCAATTAAGAAACTACCTTAGAATAAAACAACTCAAAGAACAAATAAAAGTATTTCTGATAATAAACGGCTTCTCGCCTGAAGAGAGAAAAAAGATATCAGAAAATCCTCATCAGTATCAATGGAAGAATTTTGAATATGAAGACGCGCCATTCGGATTAAAAATCCTACCAGAAGGTCAAATGAGATTGGCTGCTAAGTACGCTGGTGGTTTATTTATTTCCTTGCATACCATCAAGGAAAGTATGAAGTCCGGCAACATACAAAAAACTGTTACAGATAAAGCCATGGAAGCGACAGAGCTGTATGCATCAACAGAGCTGAAGCGCGCGTTCCCATCCATGTTTTGGTATGTCACATCAAGCCTTAGCGGTGGGGTGTCCGCTAATCTACAAAAGTCTTACATGTCAGATGTCGATGTTCATCTGCCAGCCACATGGGCAAAGAAGATTTATGATAAAGGCATCGCACTAGTAAGAGCTGGTGATGGCATGCGTTTCATCATGAACTCTCAAGAGCGTAAATTATCTCGCATTAACGATGACGGCATCAGGGTTTGGTCAGTCGTAGCAATGAAGGTCAAAGGCAAGAAACCAGATATCGAAGCTGGTTGGGTAATGAGGTACGAAACCTCAGATGGTGCCATACTATCTTATCAAAAAGAGTTCTCCCGCTGCGAGAGTTTGCTACGAAGAAGAATAAAGGATACCGTTATGAGAGAGTTGATGAATTGAGTAATCTGGAAAATGATGTGGGTTCAGACATGTATGATAAATTAGGTCACGAAGAGATACTAAAAATCTTATCGTCCATGCCTGAACAGGCATCCCCTCATGAGGTTACCGCGTTAATCACAAACATCATTCTTGCATACAACCTTCAGGGTGATTGGTATATGATAGCTCACATGACCAATGACACACTAAATGAAGTAATCAACATGAATGGATACAGTACTATTCATTAAAAAAAAGACCACCCGAAGGTGGCCTAAAGTTCAGAGTGGAGAACATTGCATTCTAAAGTGTGTGCGAACATATAGAAGCGGAGCAATGTACTGGCACAAGATGTAGCATCACCACAAATAGCCGTCAACATCAGAATGGGAATGGATATTCATCATCCACTTCAGTGTATGGGGTTGGTGCATCCAGTATGGGATCGGGGACATACTTCTTATAGGTCGATGTCGGAACATCAAACTCAAGGTTGGTATCACCTTGCTTGCCTATCCAAGAGAACCGACACTTCCACACATGAACCTCAGAGACCCTAGACCCTGATGGGTTTGGTCTGTGAACCGTTAGGCCAACGTCAGCCTTTGCGAACCAAGCCGCACTCCCTGATATGTCATACCCCTTTGGTGCTGGCACCTTGCCAGTGTGATCCCGCATCATCTTGGTGGGATGCGCAACAAACCAGAGGTGTATGCCATGGGACTGAGCAAACACACGAAGCCTAGTCAGAACCTCTGATATCCAATCAGTCTCGCTTATGTCTCCATTCTTTTGGATATAGTTGTAAGGGTCTATGATGGCACCCCTGATACCATGACGCATCACGGCAACACGCAATCTTTCGATGATGCTTTCAACAGAGGATAGCGATCCGTCAGCTTGGTAAAGAAAAGAAAAGTGCGATTGAACAAAATCCTTACCGACAGCCAGCTCGTCCTCGGTCATCCTCTCTGTTGCACCTTTAAAGAATGGCTTGCGTGTGTACTTGCTTATCAACTTTGCGATGTGGATGCGCGGCTCATTTTCAAAAGAGCAGATTGCAAACTTCCACCCAATGTTCTGTGCCATGTTCACCATGATCTGATCTATGAACTCTGACTTACCAGATGATGGATGTCCTGTCACAACAGTGAGCTGACCTGTGACAATGGTGTATAGTTCATCGACGTTGTCGTACCCGGTACTCTCACCACGGCCCATACCTTTTTCGTAGATGTCATCTATCTCTTCATAAAAGTGGGATGCATCAAACAACCCTGCGATGGGCCATGCCTTTGCGCCGACGATGATTTCATCAACAGCTTCCTTGCCATGCTTCATCAATACATCATTGGCATCCTTGCAACCTTCTGGGTACTCAACCTTGAAGCATCTGTCTTTCCCTATCCGCCTAGCAATTTCCTCTGATGTGGCCTGACCCGCTTCGTCATTGTCGAGTGCCACTATCACACGAGCTGCCGACTTTATTTTCTTCTCAGCAGCCCATAAGAACTTGAATTTATTATCATCTTTAGGATCGATGGCCCCATTAGTAATTTTGTTTACTGCACCATTTGGTATGGATACTACACTCTCGTATCCTGTTTCCATGTAGGCCAGCGCGTCCATCTCCCCCTCACAAATTATGAGATCGTCGTTGCGCTGAACCGCTTCAATGTTGAAGAAGGTTTGAGGCGCACCGTTGCAGATGAACGCTTTGGTTTCAATCGATCTAACTTTGTATGCGTACTCTTGCCCCTTGTTGGTGTAAGGGAACATGATGCTCTCTGTCTCTTTTCCGACAGGCTGCATCCATGATTTGGTTGATACTAATCCAGCCTTCAGTGCCGTGGCTTCGCTGATACCTCGGCTATTTAACCAAGCTATTGCGGCTCCTGATAGAGGCATCTTGTTTACGTTCTTTGCGACTGACATTGGCTCCACTTTCTTAGTCTCTGGCAACTTCTCCCGCATAGGTACAATTCCCTCCTGATCACAATGCCAGCAGTTAAAAAGTATCTTGTCTTGTTCTATGCGGAGAGAAAGCGTTTTATCGTGTTTGTTTTTGCGGCCTTGGCTACAGCTTGGGCATTTTATTTTGTGTTGTCCTTGCCCTAATCTGTAAGCCTCGCCACGAACTTGTTGTTCGATTTGCACGGCTATTCTCCTACTCTGATCCGGCGATCATACGAGACAAAAACGGCATCAGTCAACGGGTCATATTTTTCCCGCCTAATATATTATATTATAATATACTCTACCGTTATAATTTATCGACTACCTATACTCTACCGATAACAAGGTAGTCTGGAATATCTTTTACATCACATGAGCGAACGCGAATTATTGTCCTTGGGTTCTCTCGATCCAGCCCCCAGTATATAAATTTCTGTTTCACCTGCCGATCATTTTTGTAGATGCGGCACTGCATGCAGTCTAGGATCAAGCTCTCATCAAGATCGGGCCTACGGCTGGCGTAGTAGATCATCATCTCAACCTGAACATCTTCAGTCGTTGGCACCTCTAGCTGAGGGCATTGCAGCTCAAACTGCTTGACGTAATCCCTAGCCTTCTGAGATTTTATTAATGCCGGACGCCCACGAATAGTAACCATTTTCCTAGAGTTAGCTTTAGAAGCTGGCTCTCCAAGAGCCGTAAATGTTATGTCGAAATGACTCATATTGACCCTTAAACATTCTATTTGACTTTACATTCTGCCTATGATCTAACATCAAAACAGTGGAGAAAACAATGAAAATTACAAACAATCACAACCTGCCGGATGCGTTCTTAAACTTTGCCAGAGATGACAAATACTCACGAGGCAAGGCGGACATCAGCGTCACGACATTGATCGATGGACCTCGCATCAGGTTGATGAAAGACTTACATTCCGAAGAGCTTGAGACAGACGTAGTCGATATGATCTGGGCTTTGTTTGGCACCGCTGTCCATCATGTTTTGGAAAGTGCCGACGATCCCGCGAATGTCCAAGTCGAAGAGCGGCTATACGCAGAGGTTGCTAACTGGACCCTGTCGGGGGCGCTCGATCATCAAGAGGTTTTACCTGATGGCACCATTCAGATTACGGATTACAAAGTCACCTCTGCTTGGTCTGTCATCCTTGGCAAGGTTGAGTGGGAGCGTCAGCAAAACTGCTATGCTTGGCTGGTAGAGAACTCACTAGCTGGTGCCAACCGCCAGAAGAAAGTTAGCAAGCTGCGCATCTGTGCGATACTCAGAGACTGGCAGAGACGCCGTGCGCAATTCGATAAAGAATATCCACAGTCACCAATCGTAATCGTGGACCTTCCTCTTTGGAGTGAGAAGGAGCGCGAAGATTATATCTATGATCGTATCGACGTACATCAGTCAGCCCAGATGGAATACGATTTGTATGACAAGGTTCCCCTTTGTTCTGACGCAGACCAATGGGCCAAGCCCAATCAGTGGGCCGTGAAGGAGAAGGGAAAGAAGAGAGCGTTGAAGCTATGGGATAGCGAAGAAGACGCCAATGAACACGTTGCGTCCAGCGATAAGAAGCTGGAGATAGAATTTCGCAAGGGCGATAAGACCCGGTGTGAAGGGAACTACTGCAATGTCGCAGAGTTCTGTGAGCAATTTAAAGGATGGAGAACGTAATGTCTGTATGGAAGACACTATCAGCGATCAATGTTAATGATCACACAGAAAAGAAGAATGGCCTTACCTACCTGTCATGGGCATGGGCTTGGGGTGTGCTGAAGAGCCACTACCCAGAGGCCACATTCACCAAGCATATACAGCCTGATGGCTCACCCTGCATAAAGGACGATGCTGGTTACTCATTCGTTCAAGTGACAGTTGATGTCGATGGGATTAGTGCAACAGAACTATTTCCTGTTCTGGACTACCGCAACAAGGCGATCCAAAACCCAGATGCCTTCTCAATTAACACGGCATTTCAGCGCGGACTAGCCAAGGCGATCAGCTACCATGGCTTGGGGCATTACATCTATGCTGGCGAAGACCTACCTCAGAGCGATGGAGAGGCCCGTCAGGAGGAGGTAAAGGAAAAACCTACGCCAGACCCAGTGAAGAAGCAAAAGGCTCCTGCACCGGCCCCCACAGCGGCTGACAAACCCATCCTTGGTAAGATGATAAACACATTTGCCTA